AGCACCGGGCCCGGCTCGGCCCCGAGCGGTGGGCCGCGCTGCTCGCGTGGCGGCGGGCCCACCGGTTCCACCCCCACCAGTTGCGGCACGCGATCGCCGCCCGGGTCCGCAAGGAGTTCGGCCCCGAGCACGCACAGTCGGTGATGGGCCACAGCAGTTTCAGGATGACCGAACACTACGCCCGCCGGAGCGAGGCGTTGGCCGCCGACGTGGCCAGCCGGATCGGGTAGGCTCGGGATTGCCGATGACGAATGACGATGGGCCCGGGGTCGCTCCCCGGGCCCTTCTGCTGCGCTCAGGATGACGTGGGTGGGAACTACCTCCGGAGGGGTGAGGGTAGTTCCTGCAACCGGGGCTCAGGATCGCGGCCTCTGGCTTGGCTTGTCCGCAGGCTTCTGTTCGAGCTGCGCGAGCCCAGCCTCCAACCACTCGGTCACGAGCTGTCCGATTTTCTTCCCGGTATTCGCCTTCGCGATCAGCAGGCGACGGTGCAGGTCAGCGGGGATCATCGCGTTCAGATGGCTCATGGCTTGGCCCTCCCGGTCCATCGGCTTCTTCGCCATGAAGAAACCTGTACGCGGACAGAATAACGGAATCCATCCTTGAAGTAAAGACGGAAACACGCTAAGAAGATTTGAAGGAATCTTCTTACCCGCTCTAGGCATGGAGGCCGCCCGCCGTGAATCAAGCCCCCCGCATCGCACCGAGCGAGAACGGCAGGATCTACCTTATCAAGCCCCGCGGGTCGGCGTGGGTGGTGAAGGTCGGCTACTCGGCAAACGTCGGACAGCGGCTCGCCGAGCTACAGGTCGGCCACCACGCGACGCTCTACGTTTACGCCGCGTTCCCGGGCGACCGCGAGTTGGAGCGGGGCCTGCACGACCTGCTGCGCCCGCTCAACGTCCGGGGCGAATGGTTCAGGGATGAGGGGCGGGGGCTCAAGGCGTTCTGCGAAGCGGTCAAGTGTCCGTTCCGTCGCCCCCACCTTCTCCTGATCGCCAGCGTGGGCGAGCAGGCCATCGCGTCGCTCAAGGCGATCGTCGGGCCGGAAGCCCCGTACTCGGACTTCCTGTTCTGGATCTCCCAGCCGGGCAACAGCACGACCGTGGGGAAGCTCATCCGGTCGTGCTCGTTCGCCCGCTCGGAAGGTCGGATAGTGGATCCCTTCATAACGAGGAAGAACCCATGACCGAGCAACAACGAGGGGCCGCCGCGGTTCTCGGCGACGTCGCGGCCGGCGACCGCCTGCTGTCACTTTGCCAAGCCGCCCACCTAGACCTGCTCAAACGGGACGGGAAGGGACCGAGCGTTGGCACCCTGTACCGGTGGCTCCATTCGGGGCGGCGCGGCGTGACTCTTGAGACGGCACTGACGCCCAGGGGCATCGCAACGACCGAGTCCGCCGTCGCCCGCTTCCTCGCCCGGATGAACGGACTGGGACCCGAGACTGTGGGAGCCCCGTTGACGGGAAGCCGGGCCCACAAGCAGGCCGTTAAGGAGTTGGATGAAGCCGGCCTGTGAATCGGCCGGCGGTTCCGAGCATGGAGGTGAAATGACGTAGCCCGCCAAAGCGAGAGGCCGCGGGGTGTTCCCGCGGCCCGTCATCCAAGCCGTTCGCCCGTGACTTCTTGGCAGATGGTACGGGCGAGCCAACGTGGAGGTGCATCAATATGCGCCATCGCTCTCCCCATGTCAACAAGAATCCCGTTCCCACCGCTCCCACCCCCGCCCCGCCGCCGGTCCCGGACCGGCCGCCATCGCCGCCGCCCCCGTGGTGGCTCACCCCGCCGCACCGGCTGGCCGTGACCGCAGACCCGACGTGGGACCACGCCGCCGCCGCGTCGTACGACGTCCACGTTCGCCGGGGCGATCCGCCCGGGGATCGCCAGGTCGGGCTGCTCGCCCGCGTGTACGCCGCCCCGCACCGGTCCGAGTCCGAGGCGGCCGACCTGGCCGACCGGATCGCGGCCGACCCGGCGGCCCTGGACGGGCTGCGCCACCTGCCGGGGGTCGAGGACCGGCGGGGCGATCCCGCGTCGCCGTTCCCCCCGTCGGCCGCCGCCCCCGACGCGGCCGAGAACGACGAGACGTTCCACGGCGTGCCCCAGGCGGTCCTGGACCTGAGGGCCCGCGCCGCCAACCTCGCCGACCGGGTGGCCGACGCGCTCGGCCGCGACCACGCGATCGCCCGCCTGTTGGATGCCGCGACCCGCCCCGACCCCGAGCACGCCGACCCGGCCCAGTTGAAGAACGCGGTCGATGCGTTCTACGACGTGCTGCCGGTGCGTGACCAGCGGCTCTGCACGAACGGCTGGCGTCCCGTCCGCGTGTGGGAGCGCGACCGGGCGGCCTTGGTTCGCTCGCAGCACGGGGCGGAACTGTGCCGCGTGCTCAGGCTGACACAGGAGGCGTCGGGTTTCGTCCGCGCCCGCGTCGACTTCGTCTTCGACGGATCGCGGGCCCCGGTGCAGGTCGTGATCGGGGAGGCCACGCCGAAGGATGAGGTGGTCGCCGCGTTGGTCAAGGTCCTGGGGTTCATCGTTCACGACTGGCCGACGCTGATCGACCGGCCGGACGGGCGGGAGTTCGACGCGGCGGTGCGGGAGCCGGACGGCCGCTGGTGACGGACCCCGGCCGCAGGACGCGACGGGCCGTTTATCAACCCCCGCCCCCGGGCGGGCGGGTACAATCGACCGATCGGGTAGCCGTCCCGCCGGCCAGCGGGGCGGCTCGCGCGGTGCCCCGGTCTCCCCGCCCGCACCTGCGGAGGGGCCGGGGCCCGCGGCCCGGTACCCAAGGTGCGAGCATGCAATCGAACGGCAATAGCAAGTTCGGGGCCCGAAGCGGAGACGCGCGGAGGGAACCATCCGAGAGCAAGATCGGGCGGGTGGAGTTCCTGATCGAAGTGTGTCGGAAGGTCGACGCCACCATACAACTCGCGGGGTCAACACAGTCGCGGATCGACGTCTTGGCAGACGCGAAGACGAACCTGGGTGCGTTGAGGAGCCGCCGGTTCTTGAAAACGATGGGTGATCTGGTCGACATCGAGTCGTTGGATTCCCTTGACCGCACCATCACGGCGGTGAAGAGTCAACTCTACGAGACACTCGAAGAGGCCCGAGGCGAACTTCACCGGCACGGATTGGTGCTGGCGGCCGGCTTGGAATCCGTGGGGATAGATTCCGCTGGTCTCAGGCAAGCTTTGGTTTCTCCCAAATCGGAACGCATCCAAGGTCTGTACCCGGCCCTCCGTGCGATCCGCTGTGATCTCGACGTGGCGCACACGAAACATAGGCTTGACGCCGGGGAACGCGACGCCGCCAAAGATCTCCCCCCGTGGCCGATCTACGGCAAGATGCTGAACGAGAAAAGACGGGCGGCAAGAGCGAAGAGCAGGCCCTTGACCGACAAGCAGGTGACCGCCCAACGTCTCATGGGGGAGTGCGACGGGAACATCACGGAGGCGGCCGCCCGCATGGGCTGCAAGCGCCAGACGTTTATGGAGCACCTCGCCGCGGGGAATGCCAAGCTCGGGAAACTGGCCGTCAACCGGCCGAAGACGGAGCGGCTCCGGGAGGACCGCCGCGGGCAATTGAGTACGTCGGAAGATCTCCGAACTTGAGTTCGTGCGCCGCCCGGGGCGCGTACCCGCCCATATATGGGGACAGATCATCGCAGGGTCCGCAGGGATCTTCGCAGGGTGTTAGGGAAGAAAATTACCCTACATACGGAATGAAATACGCTGCAAAAACAGGGATTTCCGTGCCGCAGGCTTGAAACGGCATCGGTGTCAACCCTGCGATCTGCGGTAGGGATATGAGGACCGCAGATCCGTCCCCCCAACTAAAGCGAGCATACAGGAGGCTCGCCTATTGGGCCGCCCGCGTCCGAGACCTTCAGAAAGCGGAGCGGCCCCCAATCCCACGAACATCCAAGTCTCAACGGCGGGAGGTGTCCCTTGCCTCCTGACCCCGCCCCCGCGCCCGCACGGAAGCGACCCTACGACGCGGCCCCGGTGTTGGCGGATATCGCTGACGGCCAACCCGGGTGGAGCATCAAGGAGGCGATCCGGCGGGACCTCCGGCTCAAGCGGGACGGCCGCGACATGGGGTTGGCAACCGTCCATCGCTGGATCGAGCACGGGGCGAGGGGACCGGACGGCGAGCGGGTGCGCCTCGGGGCCGCCCGAACGCCATCCGGGCTGGTTACCACCGCCGGCGCGATCGACCGGTTTTTCCGACAGCTGAACGGCCTCGACCTGCCGCCCGCGGGTGCCGCCCAGGCGAGGCGCGAGCACGAAGCGGCGCAGAGAGAACTGGACGCCGCCGGGCTCTGATCCGGGTCCGTCCCGCGGCCAGAGACAACCTTTCGGCGAGCGGTGGCGAACCCGTAAAAGCCGTTCCTCGGCGGGGTGTTAATAACACAGTGGCACAGCGGCGGCGGAAAAACTCGTTGGTGCTGTCGCTGCTGGTCCCCGCCGACCTGCTGGCCGAGATCGGGGACGCCGTCGCCCGGCAGAACCGCAACACGCGGGGCGTCCCGCTCAACCGGTCCGCGTGGCTCCGCCGGGCGATCCGCTGGGAGTTAGACCGGGCGGCGCGGTCCCGGGCCAAGCGACGAAAGCGGATGCCACCAAACCCCTAACGCCGGCCGGACGGCCGGGAGAGGCGCGATCGTGGGCGACGAGAGCGAAAACGTGGGCGGGACGAAGGGCCGGGCGGGCAAGCCCCCGGGGCCCGTGGCCCTGGCCCGCATGGAGTCGATCCGCCGGGAGATCGCGCAATTCAAGGAGGGGCGGACGCTCGAATCCCTGTGCGAGCTGCACCGGATGCACGGCGACAGGTCGTTCACCCCGGGCAAGATCGAGGCCGCCGTCGACCTGCTCGTAGAGCGGGGGCTCGCCGTCGTGACCGTGAGGCACCGCGGGGTCTTCGTCCGGTTGACCGATGCCGGCCTCGCGGCCGGGAACCCGACGGGGGAGGGCCCCGCACGGTGACCGCCGCCGCACCCCCCACCGCCGACCCGTCCGCCTTCGACGCCATCCCGGCCGAGCTCCGGGAACGCCCGCAGTGGGTGGTGTGGCGGTCCGTCACCAAGGCCGGGGCGAGGAAGCCGACCAAGGTCCCGTTCGACGCCGTCACCGGCAGGCCCGCCGCCGTGAACGACCCCCGGACGTTCGCCACGTTCGGGCAGGCCCGGGCCGCATACGCCCGGGACCCGGGCCGGTGGGCGGGCATCGGTTACGTGTTCACGGCCGACGACCCGTACGTCGGGGTCGACCTGGACAACAGCCTCGACGCCCGGGGGCGGTTCCGGGCGTGGGCGGCGGCCGTGCTGCCGGGGATCGGCCCGACCTACGGGGAAATATCCCCGTCCTTCACGGGGGTGAAGTTCGTCGCCCGCGGCGCGCTGCCCGGGGACCGAAAGGGCGTCAACCGCAAGGGGTTCGGCCCCGACGGGACGGGCGGGATCGAGGTCTACGACCACGGGCGGTTCTTCGCCATGACCGGCCGGCGGCACCCCGTGTGCCCGGCCGCGATCGAGGACCGCGGCGACAACGTCGCGGAGCTCTACCTCCAGCTCCGCGAGCTGGACGACAAGCCGCCGGGGGAGTCGGGGGCGAAACCGCCGCGCCGCCCGACGCCGGCGGCCGGCGACCGCCGGGACGCGGTCCCGCGCGACCGGGAGTCGCGGGCCCTCGGGTACATCCTCAAGACCCCGGACGCGATCACCGGCCAGCGGGGGCACGACAAGGCCCTGCGGTGGGCGTGCGAGTGCCGGCGGTTCGGGCTCGACCGCGCCGCGTCCCGGCGGGTGATGCTGGCCGTGAACGACACCAAGACCGGCGGCGAGCCGTGGAACGAGCGGGAGATCGAACACAAGCTCGACAGCGCCGAGACGCTCGTCACCGGGGCCGACTTCGGCAGCCGGCTCGGGGCGGGACGACCGCCGGGCGGCCCGTCCCGCCCGTCCCTCTACGTCGAGCCCCTGCGGTGGGAAGAGGTCGCATGAAGCTTCACCCCCGGTGTATCGATAAACAGGGGCGGACCCGCCTCCTCGTCTCCGCGACCGGGGACGACGGCCAGCCCGTGGAACCGCGGGAGTTCGACCGGGACGGCATCCCGGACGCGGCCGCCCACTTCGCCGCGGCGGCCGGCGACCCGTCGTCCGCGGACGAATACGCCGCCCTGTTCGCCCGGCTGCTCGAGCAGGGCGAGGCCCTCGCCCGCGTGCGGCGGGGGGTGAGGGAGGCCGGGGAGAACGGGCGGCCCGCGACCGCGTTCGACCTGGTCCCGGACCTGGCCCGGCTGCCCGAGGCCGAGTGCGCGAAGGCGAAGGCGGAGCTCAGGGCGGCGATCGGCAGGGCGCTGAACCTGAACGACCTGGCCCGGGCCATCGCCGACTTCCGGGAACGGGCCCGCCGGGACCTGATCGCCGACCGGACGGCGCGCGGGCCGGACGGGCGGCTCCGCGTGTGCGTGACCGGCCGGCAGTTGCGGGACGTCTCGGACGACGCCCTCCGCGCGACGGCCGACCGGAACGACCCGCCCGCCCTGTTCGTCCGGTCCGGCGACCTGGTCCGGCTCAAGGTCGACGAGCAGGGCCGGCGCTCGGTCGCCCCGGTCACCGAGGCCGGGCTCCGCGGGCGGCTGGAGCGGTCGGCCGACTTCTTCGCGATCAAGAAGGACGGCCGGGAGGCGATCGTCCCGCCCCCGCTGGAGGTGTGCCGCGACCTGCTCGCGCTCAACGTGAACGACGAGATGGGCCGCCTGGGCTTGCCCGCACTGCCGCCGCTGGCGGGCGTCGTCGAGTCGCCCGTCGTCCGCCCGGACGGGACGATCCTGGCCCGCCCGGGTTACGACCGGGCGACGCGGCTGTACTACGCCCCCGACCCCGCGCTCCTCGGCGTGCGGGTGCCCGACCGGCCGACCGGGCGGGAGACGGCGGCCGCGGCGGCGCTGGTCGGCGAGATGATCGTCGACTTCCCGTTCGTCGACGACGCCAGCCGGGCGAACCTGTGGGCCTACCTCCTCACCCTGTTCGCCCGCCCCGCCGTGGCCGGCAAGGTCCCGCTCGCCCTGTTCGACAAGCCGTCGCCGGGCACCGGCGGGTCGCTGCTCGCCGAGGCCGTGGTGACGCTCGCCACCGGGCGGGACGTGGCGTTCCACGGGGCCCCGCGGGACGAGGAGGAGTGGCGGAAGCTCATCACGACGATCCTGCTGACCGGGGCCGCCACGGCGGTGATCGACAACGTGGAACACGTCCTGGAGTCCGACGCGCTCGCCCGGGTGATCACCTGCGCCGAGTGGGGCGACCGGGTGCTCGGCGAGAGCAGGGGTGTCCGGCTCCCGGCCCGCGCGGTCTGGGCGGCGACGGGGAACAACCTCACGCTCGGCCGCAACATCGCCCGCCGGTGTTACCAGATCCGGATCGACGCCCGGATGCCCCAGCCCTTCAAGCGGACCGAGTTCCTCCACCCCGAGCTGCTCGCCTGGGTGACGGAGAACCGCCCCCGCCTCGTGGCCGCCGCCCTGACCGTCTGCCGGGCGTGGTTCGCCGCCGGCCGCCCGCCGGCCGGCACCCCGGCGATGGGGACGTTCGAGGAGTGGAGCCGGACCATCGGCGGCATCCTCGCCCACGCCGGCATACCCGGGTTCCTGGGGAACCTCGACCACACGCACGCCGAATCCGACGAGGAGACGGCCCCGTGGGAGGCGTTCCTGACCGCCTGGGAGGCCGAGTACGGGCCGAACCCGGTCACCGTCGGCCAGATCGAGAGGGACCTGGCCACCCGTCCCCGCCTGCGCGACACGCTCCCCGGCGAACTGTCCGTGTTCGTCCAGCGCGAGCCGTCGCGATACGTGACCCCCGAGACGATCCGGGTTGACGCACGCTTCAAGATCAAGCTCGGGCTGGCTTTGAAGAAGCGGGCCGGGATGCAGTTCGGCGAGGGGATACGCATCGAGCGGGCGGGAGACGACGCTCACAGCAAAGTATCGTTATGGCGAGTCGTGCGGGGAGTGCGGGTAGTGCGGGGAGTGTCTGAACCCCCTACGTGGGAAGAAGACCCCCTCTATCAACAACAGGGGGGGGCGCATCAAAGCGCATAGGAGGGGCGAACCCCCCGCTACTCCCCGCACTCCCCGCAAGCCCGACCCGGAGAACGGCAATGGCCCAAAGCCCGGCGAACGACGCGGACCCGACCGGCCGCCCCGACTGGCGGTTCGACTTCGTCCCCGGCGGGGACGAGCCGGCGGCCGAGCGGCTGGCCGACGTCATCCGCTGTGCCGAGCGGCACGGGATCACGGTCAAGGCCCTCGCCGTCGTGCTCGACCCCGGCGGGGGGAACGGCGTCCCGGACGCGATCGTGATGCGGAACTTCCTCAAGCGGGTCGGCCGGGACTGGAACGTGAGGGCCCGGTGGCCGGAGCCGGGCGGCGGCGTGATGTCCGACAAGGGGGTTTGAAACCGAAAGGGAGCACCATGAAGCGTAGACCGTTCACCAAGGCGGAGCACCGGGCCGTCGGGCGGGAGCTGGCCGAGATCCGGAGCCGGCTCCAGACGATCGGGATCGAGATCGCCAACCGGTACGGCGTGACGAAGCCGACCGACCGCAAGGCACTGGCGATGGCCGACCTGCTCGACACGGTCCGCAGCCGGATGGACGACGAGGCGTGCCGGGACCTCGGGTCCGAGTTCGACACCAAGCTCTACTACCCGGACCGGGCGTTCGATCCGTCCCCAGTCCCGGACCCGGAGGCGACGCGGGCATGATCGCCGTGGCCGACGACGACGACGCCCCGCCGCCGCCAGGCCCCGGCCGTGCTAAACGGCCGGGAGTAGTGAGGGGCCTGCGCGCGGTCCTGACCGGGCGGGAGATCCGCATCCTGTCGGCCTACGTGGTCGACCGGCTCCCGCAGTCGGTCATCGCCCGCCGCGAGCGGATGAGGCAGACGACCGTCTCGGCCCGCATCCGCGCCGCCGTCCGCAAGCTCGCCCGGGCCGGGATCGTCGTCCCGATGCCCGCCCGCGGGAACCCGAAGGCCCCGCCGTGGCGGCCGGCCAAGGCCCAGATCGTCGTGCTCGACCCGGCCGACGTCGAGCGGCTCGTCGTGACCGACCGGACGGACGGCGTCACCCGCGGCCGGTGGGTCGACGGTGACGACCGGCACAACGGCACCCGCTCGGCCGAGGACGCGCCGCCCCGCGGCAACCGGGCCGGACGGAACAATCGTGACCTGGACCCCTGACCCGAACCCATGACCCTTTGTACGGAGAGAACCGACATGAGCAGCCCCCTGATGATCAGCTTCTGGACCGAGAGCCAGCCCCCGACCGTCACCCCGGACGGCCGCGTCATCGCCCCCGTCGCCCAGACCCACGCCCGCGTACACCTGTTCGGCACCGGCGTCCGCAAGCACCTCGGGCCCGTCGATCAGGCCGGGCTCGACCGGGTGATCGCCGAACTTGGCAAGGTGCCCCCGGACGCGCCGGACGACGTGAAGATCGGGGCGATGATGGCGCTGTGAGCCCCGGGGGCGGGTCCGTAGAAAAACGGCCCCGGGGAGCCCCGACCGAACCGCCTCTGTCGCGTTTTTCGCGGCCCTGTTTTCCGATGGGGATATTCCCCGCGAGCCAGCCATGAGGGCACGTAGCAAGGCCAGGCCGCAGCCGCCCGAGGGGCTTTCCGAGGAGGCCACGTTGGAGTTCCACCGCGTCTGCGACGCGCTGGACGACGCCGGCCGGCTCGGGTCGGCCGACCAGTCGCACCTGACCCTCTACGCGCAGACGTGGGACGTCCACCAGCGGGCGATGGCGCAGGTCGCGGCCGACGGGCCGGTCACGACGTACAGCAACGGCATGAAGGGCCCGTCCCCGTACTGGAAGGTGGCGCGGGAGGCGGCGACGCAGCTCCGCCGGCTGATGAACGACCTCGGGCTGACGCCCGCCAGCGGCGGCGGCGGCACGGGCCGGGACACGGGCGACGCGGAGCCGCTGGAGGTGTAGAGGACCAACCATGAACGTGAAGCTCATCGCCAACCCGGACCACCGCAAGCCGCACAACCGGGACGGGTTCGTCATCGTGGATGCCGACACCGGGCGGGACCTGACGCGGCACGTCCGCGGGTTCACGCTGACCGTCGCCGCGGGGGAGCTGACGCGGCTGGCGATCGACATCGTGATGCCCGAACTGCTGGTGTCCGCCACGCTGCCGGCCGACCTCGTCACGACGGGGCCGGACGGGCGGCGGTATCGGCTCGTCCCGGTCGACAAGCCGTTGGACGTGTTGGACGTGTGATGCCCGTCTTCCCGTGCCGGTGGCCGACCTGTGCCGCGTACGTCGCCCGCCGCGGCGACTACTGCCCGGCCCACGCGGAGCAGGGCCGGCGGGAGCGGGCCGACCGGACCCGCTTCTACGACCGGCACGTGAGGGACCGGGACGCCAAGCGGTTCTACGACTCGGCGCGGTGGGCCCGGGCGCGGGCGATCAAGCTGGCCAACGACCTGGTGTGCGAGCGGTGCCGCCGCGTGTTCGCCGAGCACGTCCACCACCGCAAGCCGCTGAGGCTGTGCAGTCCGGCCGAGCGGACGGACCAGCGCAACCTGATGAGCCTGTGCAACAGTTGTCATTCGGCGATCGAAGCGGAAGTGAAGTGGGAGCACGGCGAATGAGCAAGCACGTCGGCCCGCACAACGTCTGTCATGTACCGGGCTGCGGACGCCCCCGCGAGCGGAAAGGGGGCCGCTAGTGGAGGCGACAGAAGCCCATCGCAAGTGCAAGAAGTGTGGGAAGCGAAAGCCGCTCGGGGACTTCACGAAGCACCCCGGGTGCCGCGACGGCAGGACGTACGAATGCCGCGACTGCTGTGTCGCCCGATCGCAGCGGTGGTTCGAGCAAAACAAGTCGAGAGCCCTCGACAACCAGAGGCGCAGCCAGCTGCGGCGGTTGTACAGCATCGACCAAGCCGCCTATGAGGCGATGCTTTCCCGTCAGCGTGGGGTGTGTGCCATCTGTGGGGGGAGGAACCAGCCGCCGACTCGACGGCTCGCCGTCGATCACGACCACGCAACGGGCAAGGTTCGCGGGCTGCTGTGCTACCGCTGCAACAGCGCGATCGGGCTGTTCGATGAGGATGCCGAGAGGATGCAGCGGGCCATCGACTACGTTCACGGGGGAGGGCCGGCGTGACGGGCATGATCGTCCCCCAACCCGACGACCTGTTCTGCTTCGATGAAGATGCCGCGGACCGTCCGTGCCGCTTTATCGAAAAGTTCTGCACCCACTTTGAGGGGGCCCACGCCGGTTCCCCGTTCGCCCTTCACCCCGTCCAACGCCGGATCGTCCGCGACGTCTACGGGTGGAAGTGGCGACGGGGACCGCAGGCCGGGCTCCGCCGGTTCACCGACGTCTATTTCGAGGGGGCGGTCGGGTGCGGCAAGTCGCCGCTGCTCGCCGCGCTCGGGCTCTACGGGCTGATCGCCGACGGCGAGCCCGGGGCGCAGGTCTACAGCCTCGCGAGCACGTACGGGCAGGCCCGCGTGGTGTTCGACGCGGCCAAGCGGTTCGCCCAGACGAACGCCGACCTCGCCCGCCGGCTCCGCGTCCGCCAGTTCGAGATCCGCCACCCGGCGAGCGGGTCGTTCTGGCGGATCGTCAGCGGCAAGGGACCGGGGGCCGGCGCCCGGCCGTCGACCGTCCTGGCCGACGAGGTTCACGAGTGGCCGAACGCCGGCGGCTACCAGGCCCTCCGCGACCGGATGTTCAAGCGGCGGCAGCCGCTCCTGTTCGCCGCGACGAACGCGGGTGAGTCCCGGGCGTCGTTCTGCTGGCAGTTGCGGGAACGGGCCGTCGCCGCGCTGGCCGGCCGGGGCGAGGCGAGCCTGTACCCGGTCATCTGGGCCGCGGACGACGAGGCCCCGACGACGGACCCGGCCGCGTGGCGGGCCGCGAACCCGCTGCTCGGGGTGACGATCAGCGAGGCCAAGGTCGCCGCGCTCGCCGCCGCCGCGGACGCCGACCCGGCCGAGACGCCGGGCTTCAGGCGGTTGTACCTCGGGATCTGGCCCAAGGCCGGGGGCGGCCGCTGGCTCGACCTGTCCGCGTGGGACGCCTGCACGGCGGACGACGAACCGCCCGCGGACGCCGCCCTCTACGTGGGGCTCGATTTGAGCCAGGGTGACGACCTGTGCGCCGCCGCCTACGTGTGGGCGACGGCCGAGCGGTACTACGTCGGGGCCGACTTCTGGCTTCCTGAGTCAACCGGTGCCCTTTACCAGCGCAAGGACGGCATCCCGTACGGCGAGTGGGCCGAGGCCGGGCATATCACCCTGCTGGACGAGCCGACCATCTCCCCGGCCGTCCGCCGGCGGATCGCCCGCCGGATCATCGCCGTGGCCGCCACGGGCAGGGTCAGGGCCGTCTGTTACGACCGCTACCGGGCGGATGACACGGTCGCGGAGCTGGAGGCGAAGGGGCTCACCTGTACCCCGGTCGCGCAGGGCTACACGCTCTCGCCCGGGTGCCACGAGCTCGAACGCCGGCTGAAGGAGGGGTCCGTCACCGTCGCGGCGAACCCGGTGCTCCGGTGGAACGCCGAGAACTGCGAGGTGAAGACGGACGACCGGGGCAACATCTGGCCGGCCAAGCCGCACGCGAAGGGGCGCTACGCGGGGAAGCGTGGAGCCAAAATCGATGGAATCACCGCGCTGGTGACCGCCCTGACCGAAGCCCGCAAGCACACGTTCCCGACCGCCGCCAAGCAGTCGAAGGCGAGGGCCTACAGCATATGATCCCCGTCCCCAATACCGTCCGCGTCTACGACGTCTCGAACCAGGTGACCGTGATCGCCCCGTCGGTCATCAGCCCGTACTCCGCGCTGAGCGTGACCGCCTACCGGCGGGCGATGGTCTTCCTCAGCACGAACCTCGCGAGCTTCTCGCGGGCCGTCCACCGGGACGGCTCCCGGACCGAGCGGCCCCACTTCCTCGACCGGCTGCTGAAGTGGCAGCCGAACGGCTACCAGAACTCGACCGCGTTCTGGCGGACGTGGTTCTTCCACGCCGCCCACATGGGGAACGGGTACGCCGAGATCGAGTGGGACGGGTCCGGGTACCGGCCGGCCGCGTTCCACAACCTGCCGCCCGACCGGGTCATCCCGTACCGCTACGCCCGCCGCCCGGCCGACCGCCCCCAGCAGTATTACGCGCTGACCGACGGGGCCGGCCGGGTGCTCCGGTCGCTCAAGGGGGCCGACGTGCTCCACCTGTCCGCCCTGTCCTACGACGGCATGGCCGGCATGGACCCGATCGCGCTGCACGCCGGGACGTTCCAGCGGGCCCTGACGCTCGACAAGTACCAGACCCGGTATCTGATGAAGGGGACCGTCATCCGGGGGGCGATCGAGATCCCGCAGGGGGTGGGCGAGGAGCAGGCCGATCAGATCGTCGCCACGCTCCGCGAGCACTTCCACGGGGCCGAGGCCGAGCGGGACGTGCTCGTGTTGAGCGACGGGGCGAAGCTGAACAACGCGACGCTCACCCCGCAGCAGAGCCAGCTCGTCGAGCAGGGGACGCAGTCCACGAAGCAGATCGCCCAGCTCACCGGCGTCCACCCCTTCTACCTCTACGACGACAAGGACGGGAAGTACAACGCGAACCCCGAGCAGGCGGGTATCGAGGTGCTGCGGTACACGTTCCGCCCGTGGATCGAGCAGGCCGAGGACGAGCTCACCCTGAAGCTGCTGGCCGACCGGGAAATCGAGGACGGCTACCGGGTCCGGCTGAACCCCGACGTGCTGCTGAGGGGCGACACGAAGGCGGTCAACGAAAGCGCCGCGTCGACCGTGAACGCCGGGCTCCGGACCCGCAACGAGGGCCGGGCGCTGCTCGGCCTGCCGCCCGATCCCGACCCCGAATCCGACAAGCTGAAGACGCTCGGGGACACCTCGCCCCCGCCCTCTCCCCCGGGGACGGGGAACCCGGGCGAGGGGCCGGAAAACGTCCCGTGAGCCCCCGCGACCTTGCTAGACGGTCGGCAGTAGTAGAGGGCTCATGCTGCCGCCGACCGACCGCCGCCGGATCATCTTCACCGCCGCCGCCGACGCCCGGCTCGTATTCGCCGCGGCCGCCGGTGACGGTGCCGCGCCGGCCCCGGACAAGATCGGGACGCTCGCCGGCTACGCCCTCGTGTGGAACGTCCTGAGCAGCGACCGGGGCGGGTTCAAGGTCCGGCTGCTGCCCGGCTCCGCCCGGTTCGCCGACCCGACCCACGCCCTGTACCACCACGAATACACCGGCGGCCCGCTGGCCGACACCGGGACGGGGACGCTCCGGCTGTTCCCGGACGACGTCGGGGTGCGGGTGGAGATCGACCTCCCGAACACGACGAACGGCCGGGACGTGGCCGAGCTGGTCCGAACCCGTCGCGTCCGCGGGATGTCGTTCGCGATGGTCGGCGACCCGAAGTTCCGCGAGACGACCGAGGGCGGGCAGCCCATCCTGGAGGCCGAGTCCTACCTCGTCGACGAGGTGACGGTGACGGCCATCCCCGCGTTCCGGCAGACCGACATCGGGGTGAAGGACGCCGCCGCCGCCGGGTACGCCGCCCGGACAGCCCAGGCGATCCGACTCCAGCAGTTCAAGCTCGACCTGTACCGGCTGCCGGGGGCGAACCCCCGTCGCGCCGTGTGACGCCCGTGAGGCACGAACGCCCCGCCGACGCCGGGGCAGAGGTTGCACCGCGATGAAGTTCAAGCAGCTCCGCGACGAGTTCGGCCGCCTGCACGGCGAGGCCACCGCGGTCATCGAGAAGGCGGCCGGCGAGAACCGGGAATTGACGGCCGACGAGAAGTCGGGCAACGAGACCCGGTTCGGCCGCATGAAGCAGATCAAGGATCTGCTCGACGAGGACGCCCGGTTCGCGGGGCTCGCCCTCGTCGGCGACCCGGCCGCCCCCGCCGGGGGGACCGTCACCACCCCGACCGATGCCCCGGGTCGGACCGAGTTCCAGCAGCAGGGCGAGCAGTTCGCCCCCCGCCCCGGCGAGACGCCGGAGGCCGCGCAGTTCCGCCAGCACAAGGCGGCGGTCAACCAGTTCATCCGGACCGGCCTCGCCCCCCAGGGCCTGAAGTTCACGCTCACGACCGGGAGCGGGTCCGGCGTGCTCCTGCCGACCGCGGTCGGGACGCCGGTCGTCATCAAGCGGCAGCGGAACCCGTTCCGCGCCGCCCTCATGGCCCGCGGGCTCCAGGTCATCCGCACCGACGGCATGGAGCAGATGACCGTCCCCATTTTCGACGACTCGGCCAACGCCGGGTTCACGATCGCGCAGGACAGCACGGCCGAGAACAACGCCGACCCGGCCGTGTCGTCCCTCACGCTCGGGGCCGACCTGCTGGACAGCGGCACCGTCTGGAGCAGCAACACGCTGCTCAACTCGCTCACGTACGACCTGCTCGGCTACCTGCAGCCGATGCTGGAGGCCCGGATCGAGAACCGCGAGGTGGCGGTCTGGACGGCCGCCGTCGTCGCCGGGGCGACGGTCGGGAAGACGACCGCCTCGACGAACGGGGTGACGTACGGCGAGCTGCTCGACTGGCAGCACAGCATCCCGGCCGAGCGCCGCGGCGACGGCGTGTTCTTCCTGTCGGACGGGCTGTTCCGCGCCATCCGCGGGCTGGTCGACTCGACCGGCCAGCCGATCTACCAGGAGAGCCTCCGCGACGACGCCCCGAACACCCTGCTCGGCTGGCCGGTGTTCGTCGCCGCCGCGCTGGCCGCCCCCGCCGCGGCCGCCGTCTCGGGGATCGCCGCGTCGGCCGAGTCGATGGTCGTCCGCGACGTGAACAACCGCCGGATCGCCCGGTACACGAACATCCCGACCCACCCGGACCAGTTCGGGCTGCGGATGTTCACGAACGGCGGGTTCGCGTTCCACACGGGCGGGGTCCGGGCCCTGAAGCACGCCGCGTCGTAACCCTGACACCCGAAACTGCGGTCGCCCGGCGGGGCGGGCCCTCACCCAGCCCGCCCCCGCGACCGACCCCCGACCCGGGAGGCGCAGCCATGAAGATCCGGATGCTCCAGGCCCTCGCGACCGTAACCACCTGCTATCAGCAGGGGCTCGAATACGACGTCGCCGACGACTACGGCCGCCAGCTCATCAAGGGCAAGCTCGCCGTGGCCGTCACCCCGTCGGAGGCTGCGAAGACGGGCGAGGTCCCGCCGCCGACCGTGCGCCTGACGATGGACGAACCCCAGGGGCAGCCGGTGGAGGAACTGCGGCCGCCGCCGCTGACCGGGGACGCCCCGCCCGTGGTCACCACGGCCGCCGCCGCCCGCCCCGGCCCGTCGCCCGTCCCCGACGGCCCCGAGGACGCGAACACGGCCGCGAAGACCGAGGCCAAGGCCGAGGCCGAGCGGGACGACCCGCCGCCGCGGGACCTGCCCCGGACGGCCAAGCGGGGGAGGTAATCCCGGGAACCGTCAACGGAACGTTCCCTGTCCTATCGCGAGAGGCGACCGTCATGGTTCAAGCCAAGTGTAAGTGCATCAGCGTCACGGACTACGGGGCGGAGCGGGACGTCACCCTCCGACCGGTGTACGACTCGAACCCGGGGAGCCCGAATTACCAGTGGAGCAAGTACACCCCGGATGGCGAGATCCGCCTGAAGATCACCAACCCCGGGGCCTTCGAGCAATTCGTTCCGGGCGGGACGTACCTCGTGAGCTTCCAGGTGGCCCCGGAATAACCGTCGCCCCCCCGTCCCCGTCCCCCGTCCCCCGAGGTGCCGCCCATGATCCGCCGCCGTCTCGCCAAGTTCTACGCCGCCGTCGTGATCGGGGTGATCGCCGGCTGGCTCGCCGCCGGGGCGGGCGGCTGCGCGGCCGACACCTATTCGGAGGTTGCGGCCCTCAAGAACACCTACTCGGACACGGCCGAGCGGCTGACCGAATTCGCCAAGCGGGGCGACGTCGACAAGGCCCCGGCCGAACTGGACCGGATCGCGGCCAACGTCGCCGGGCGGGAGCAGGAGGTGCTCTACCACGCGGAGCAGCTCAACGCCCTGATCGCCGGCACCGCGCCGGCCGTGCCGGTGGAGCCCGACGCCCCCGAGTTGCCGGACCCGGCCGCCGCCGGGTAACGCGCGAGGTTGTACCCGGATGGCCCGACACGACTACCTGACCGGCGTCCGCCGCGTGCTCAACTCGGCCAAGGTGCAGTTCACCGCGGTCGGCGGGGCCGCCGCGTACGTCGCCGCCCGGTTCGCCGCCCCGACGATCCCGCCGGACCAGCGGGCGTGGCTGTGGCTCGGGTTCCTCGGCGCGCTGGCCGTCATGGTCCGCGAGGTGGTCAACGCATGGGCGGCCGAGGACGTGGCCGCGAAGTCGCAGGCCGCCCCGCCGGCCGTCCAGGTCAACACCGGGTCGGACGCCGCGAACGTCCAGCAGGCGACGCCCCCGCCGTCACCCCCCACCGCCGGCAACGCCGGGACGGGGGGATAACCGCATGTCGGCGACGAGGAATAACGACGGCCCCGAGCGGGAGCGGGCCCTGCACGACCGCGAGGGGTGGCAGGAATACCGCCGGCTCGTGCTGAAAAAGCTCGACGAGCTCGACGAGGACATCAAGACCGTAAGGGAGGACGTCCAGGGGCTCAAGGTCAAGATCGCGGCGTGGGGGTTCATGGCCGGGCTGGTCGGGGCCCTCATCACGGCCGTCGTGATCGCGGCCGTCCAGGCGATCGTCCGGGGCGGGAGGGTGTGATGGGATGGTGGCGTAAATTCCTGACGCTCGACGGCGTGTTGCTGATGGGCATGGCCCTCTGCACGATGTTCTTCGGGATCACCACCGTCGCCCTGTGGTGGGGCCTGCGGGCGAACATCGAGGCCGGCCACGTCGAAATCCTCCGAAACCGGGCCGAGACGATCCGGAACCGCCAGCAGATGAGCCGGCTTGAGCGGAAGGTCGACCGGCTGATGCGGACGGCCGGCGTACCCGGGACCCAGCCGGCCGAGCCGCGGTCGATGCCGGACGGGGAATAGTGTGATGGCAAAGAACCTGATTATCGCCGTCGATTTCGACGGGACCATCGTCGAGCACCGCTACCCCGAGGTCGGGAAACCGGTCCCCGGGGCGATCCGGTGGATGAAGGAATTCCGGCGGGCCGGGGCCAAGCTCATCCTGTGGACGATGCGGAGCCCCGACCGGGTCGACGGCACCGACCCGCTCCGGGACGCGGTCGAATACTGTCGCAAGCAAGGGGTGGAGTTCTTCGGGGTCAACGAGAACCCCGAGCAACGGGATTGGACCAGTTCCCCCAAGGCGTACGCCCACGTGTACATCGACGGTGCCGCGTTCGGGTGCCCGCTGCGGGAGTCGCCGCGGGCCGGGGCACGTCCGTACGTCGATTGGGACGCGGTCGGCCCCGCCGTGCTCAGGATGATCGTCGGCGACAACGTCTGCGAGCCGACGTGTCCGGTCTGACCGAGGCCCCGATGCCCGACAGCGACAGCCCCATCCTCACGGTCAACGTCGCCGACCCGGCCACCGGCCGGGCGGTCCGCGAGCTACACGAAGGCGATCGGCTCGCCCCGTCCGAGCTGCCGGCCGGCGCGACCCTGCTGGCCGTCGTCAACGGGGGGAAGGTCGGGAGCGTCCGGTTCGCATTCGATGGTCAGCCCGTCCGCGTCGAAACCTCCCCGCCGCTGTGCATCAGCGGCGACGCCGACGGGAAGCTCAACCCGTGGGACGGACTCCGCCCCGGTTCCCACGAGCTGATCCTGACCGCGTTCCCCGAGGCGGGCGGCAATGGCGAGCCGGTCACCACTCTCCCGATCCGCTTCATCGTTCTCGATCCCGCCACGCCCCGCACCGACGCCGACCCCGGCCTTCCCCCGCTCCCGCCCGGGGCGACCGAAACCCGCGTCCCCGCCGGCCAGCCGATCCGCCCGATGCTCGCCCGGGTTCGCCCCGGGGTGGATATCCGCGTTCTCCTCGAGCGCGGCGGAACGTGGCACGAGCCAATCCACTGGACGGCCGGCGGCCGCGGCCCCGACGCCCCGGCCGTGCTCGGGTCGTACGGGGACCCGGCCCGGCCGCCCCCGAGGATCCTCACCCGCACGGACGGGCTCGTGTTCGACCGCCCCCTAGCCGACGTGCTGATCCAGGGCATCGACTTCGAGGCGGTCGACTACCTCAACCCGGACCGCCCGGACCACGGGGGCATCCGCATCCGCGACCGGGTCGACCGCCTCGCGGTCCGCGACGTCGGGATCACCGGGTTCGCCGACTGCGCGGCCTACGAGCACGTGATCGGGGACCGCGGCCGGGGGCCGTGCGAGGACCACCTGTGGGATCGGTGCCGGTTCCTCGACGCCTGGGGCCACGGCCGCTACTCCGGGCAGGGGCTCTACGTCGCGTTCGCCCGCCGGGTGATGGTCCGGGACAGCCTGCTCGCCCGGTGCGGGATGCTCGGGGTGATGCCCGCCAAGCCGCGGTCCGGGTTCGCCCACGGCAACTACTCGCAGGGTTGGACGATCGCCCACCCGGACAAGGAACGGGCCGAGCGGGGCGAGACGGTCCAGACGTTCACGCGCGAGGTCCGGTTCGAGCGCGTCGTCGCCGCCGAGTGTGCCTGCTACGGGTTCCAGAACCGGGGCAAAGCCGGGGTGATCGAGGGGTGTTTCGCCATCGACGTCCCGATCCCGTACCTCGTCAACGGCCCCGACCCGTGCCGCGTGGCCGGCAACGTCGGGCTCACGAGCGGCACCGCCCACGGGTACGAGGGCAGCCCGCCGTGGGGCGGAGGCGGGATCGACTTCCACGCCCGCGGCGTGCTCGAAAACAACGTGCTGGTGCTGCTGGAGCGGCCGGCGAAGGGTGCCGCGTTCAAGCCGGCGGTCAACGTCGCCGGCCGGGCGGACCAGCCGTGGTGCCACCGCCGGCCGGTCCACGCGACGGGCACGGGCAACGTGACGGCCGGCTGGCCCAGGGGAAAGGCCGTGTGGGACGTGGGCCGCGGGCTCGGCCCGGTCCGCCAGCTCGACGCCGTCCCCCCGATCGACCTGGCCGGCATCCGGGCCGCGATCGCCGCCGCCCGGTCCGGGGCCGGGCTCGCCGGGCTGGCCGGCCGGCTCGGGGCCGTCGTGCGGGGGGCGGTGGGATAACGATGTTCGACGCCGACGCGACAAAGACGAAGCTGCTGACCGACCTGGAGCACGGCCTGGCGACCGGGCACGTGGTCTACGCCGGCGGGTCGGGGAACCCGGCCGGGTCCGCGAACCTCGGGTGGGACCCGACGGCCGAGCGGCTCGCGGTCGGACTCCCCCACGCCAGCGCCAAGGGCAAGGTCCACTCGCTCGCCGCCGCCGGGTTCACGACCCACACGGACCCGCGGGGGAACACGGCCACGAGCGGCAACCTGTTCGAGGTCTCGACGACGGACGGCGGGTTCGGCGGGGCGTTCCAGGCCAACAGTTTCGAGCTGACCGGGAACTTCGCGTCCGACCCCGGGGCGAAGAACTTCAACGGCCTGTTCGGGTGCGCCGCGATCGCCAGCGGGATGTCGGCCAACTTCTCCGGCACGATCCGGGGGATGAACTTCTCGGCCGCCCACCGCGGCGCGGGGACGCTCGCCGGGGCGAACGGGGCGCAGGGGTCGGTCGTCAACTCGGGGGCGGGGACGATCACCGCGGCCGCCGGCGTCTTCGCCGGGGTGAACAACACGGGCGGCGGGACGGTCGGGGCGGCCCGGGCGCTGTGGGCCCAGACGCCGGTCAACAGCGCGGGGACGATCACCGACACGTACGGCGTCTACGTCGACGCCCAGGCGGCCGGCACGCAGACCAACCTCCCGTACGGGGTCTACCAGGCCGGGGCCGCCGACCGGAACCACTTCGCCGGCCCGACCACGTTCGCCGCCGCCGTCCGGGTCGGGGTCTACACGGTGGCCACCCTGCCGACGCCCGGCACCGCCGGCCGGCTGGCGTACGCGAGCAACGGCCGCAAGCCGGGCGAGGGGGCCGGGGCCGGGACGGGCGTCCCGGTCACCGACACGAACGGGGCGTGGTACAGCGATTACAGCGGAACGGCGGTGACGGCATGAGCGCGGCGCGACTCCAGAAGATCCGGGACACGGTCGCGGCCACGCCCGGGGCGTCGTGGCGGCCCGAGGAGATCCTCTTCCGGTTCGGGGACGACCCGGCGACCGGGAAGGCGGTCATCGTCGGCGGGCACGTCACGGTCATCGTCCGGATGCCCGAGGCGGACGGCGATATCCGGTCCAAGGCGTTCGGCCCGTACCCGATCCCGACCTTGGCCGACGACCCGCTCACGAAATCCCTGCTCGGGGAGGTCCGGCTGGCCCAGCAGCGGACGATCGACCGGCAGGCGGCCCAGCTGGCGGCCGTGACCGTCGAGCGGGACGCGCTCGCCGGGGAGCTGACGACCGCCCGGGCCGAGCGCGACCGGCTGGCCGAGCGGGTTGCCGCCCTCACCCCGGGCGGGGAGCCGACCGGCGACCCGCGGTAACGAGAGAGGGCCCCGACGATGGCGTACCAGCTCGCCCGTGCCGTCCGCTGCCGGAAGTCCGAGACCGGGCTCGCGGCGACGCTCCGCATGGCCCTGAGCAGCACGTCCGGGGCCGTCCACTCGACGGTCAAGGATATCGCCACCGGGTTCGTCGAGCTGGGCGGCGGGCACTACTCGCACGACTACGCGGGCTGGCCGGACGGGTACCGCGGGACGGCCGTCTACTACACCGGCACCGTCGGGGCGCACGCGACGATCACCGCCGCCGTGGCCGCCGCCGCCATCGTGGTCCGGGCGACGGTCGGGGTGAACCCGGGCGACAACCTGTTGGCGAACCCGACCCTCACCGGGACCGGCGACACCGCGATGGACGAGGACACGGGCGGGGTGGACAACCTCCGGTACGTGTCGTCGGGCGTCGGCGTGGACGCGGCGACGATCCGGGTCTACCTCAAGAGCGACTACGACGCCGGGACGTACACGCTCCGCGGGAAGAGCACGACGAAGGCGGACGGCCGGTGGCTGTACCCGGTCTACGTGACGGCCGGGCTCACGTACACGATCACCTTCGCCAAGCCCGGGGCGTACCAGGTGAGCGCGAAGGAAGTCACGGTCTGAGGATCCCCGACGATGCCGGTGGTGGCCGAAAAGTGGTACGTCTCGACGCCCCCCGCCGCCCCGCTGTTCGACGCGGCGACGGTGGCGGAGTGGCTCCGCGTCGACCCGGCCGACGCCGCCCAACTGGCCGACGTGATCGCGGCCGCCGTCGAGTACGCCGAAGAGGCCATGGCCACGAGCCTGATGCCGCGGACGATCACGGCGACGTTCTACGCCGGGGAGCCGGTCCGGCTCCCGCGGGGCCCGGTGCTGGAGGTCCTGAGCGTGACCGGCCACGGCGGGGCGGTCCTGACCGATTACGACGTGACCCACGTCGGCCGGTCGATCGTGCTGAAGATCAAGCAGGGGTTCACCCACCCCCTGACCGTGGTCTACCGGGCCGGGTACGCCAGCGCGAGCGCCGTCCCGGCCGACATCCGGCAGGCGGTGAAGGCCCACGTCGGCACCCTCTGGGAGCACCGCGAGAGCGTGAGCGGGAAGAAGCTGGAAGCCGTCCCGCACCAGTTGGCCGACTTCTACCGGTTGAAGGCCCGGACCGTGGGGGTGAAGTGATGATCGAGGCCGGACAGCTACGCCATCGGGTCACGATCGAGCGGCCGACCCGGACCGAGCACCCGGCCACGGGCGAGCGGCTGCTCGCGTGGCAGGACGTGGCGACCGTGTGGGCCGGGGTCCGGCCGCTGACCGCCCGGGAGGCCGCCGCGAACGCCCAGACCCAGGCGAACGTGACGCACGAGGTGACGATGCGGTACACGAGCGCCCTGACCGCCGACTGCCGGCTGCGGTTCGGCGGCCGGGTCCTGGACATCACCGGGATCCGCAACGTTGACGAGCGGAACCGGGAACTGCGGGTGTCCGCCGTGGAGAAGACGTGATGGCCGCCGCCAAGGGCGACATGAAACTGCTCGGGGCCCGGGAGCTTCAAGCCCTGCTCGCCGCGCTCCCCCGCGGGGTGGCCAAGCGGGGGTTGCGGGCCGCCGTGACCGCCGGGGCGACCCCGATCACCCGCGCCGCCAAGGCCCGCGCCCCCCGGAAATCCGGGCTGCTCAAGAAGGCGATCGGGCGGAAGGTGAAGACGTACAAGGAGGCCGGCGTCGGGGCGACCGCCGTCGCGATCGTCGGGGCGAGGCGGGACGTCCGGGGCGAATACCGCGGCCGCCCGCGGGTGCCGGCCCGGTACATCCACCTCGTGGAAAAGGGGACGCGGCCGCACGACGGGCACCCGGGCACGCCCGCGACGAACTTCCTCGAGGACGCGTACCGGGGCAACAAGGCCGCGGCGGAGGCGGCCGCCGCCCGGAAGCTGGCCGAGGTGGTCGAGCGCGAGGCCCGCAAGCTCGGGAAGCGGTGACACGCATGGCGCTGGAGACGGGCATCCGGGACGCGCTGCTCGCCGTGGGCGGGATCACCGCCAAGGTCGGCACCCGCATCCGCCCCGTGGCGATGGCGTCGGACGACGTCCGCCCGTACCTGACCTATCAGGCGGCCGGGCGGGAGAGCCTGCCGGTGCTGGCCGGCCCGCCGGCGGATTACCGCAAGGCGGATTTTGAAGTTGGGATCTTCGCCGACACCTATCACGAGGTGATGGAGTTGAGCAACCTCGTGCGCGACCGGCTCGACCAGTTCGGCGACACCGTGTCCGGGGTGGAGTTCGCCCCGGTCATGTTCGACGGCGAGACGGACATCGAGGCGGCCGTCGCCGAGGGCCAGGAGCTGCCCGTCTACGTCCGGGTTCAGACGTACAAGGTCCTTTACCGGCTGGTCCCCTGACCGGGCCGCCGCACGCGAGGAGAACGACCGATGTCACTCAAGGCTTACGGGGCGGTCCTGGAGTACGGGAACACCGCCGACCACGCGACCGCGACCGCCTGGACCGCCGTCGCCCGCGCGAAGAGCATCACGCCGGGCAAGGTGTCCGCGGCCGACATCGACACGACCGTGCTCACCAGCCCGGACGAGGCCGAGGAGGTGCTCCCCGGGCTGGCCAGCAACGGCGAGTTCGAGGCCACCGTCGAGTACGACAAGACGGCCACGGGCACGCTCTACGGGTTCTTCCGGACCGTGAAGGCGTGGCGGCTCCGGTACGCGGACGATTCGGGTTGGAAGTTCAACGGGTACATCAACGAGATCGGGGACGACGAGGTGGTCAACGGCGAGATCGTGACGACCGCGATCAAGATCAAGCCGACCGGGAAGCCCGTCCACGTCGCCGACTTCACCCCGTAAGCCGCCGCCGGCAGACCTCGGACCCCTGACCCCCGACCGGAGACACCCCGCCCATGATGAACCGCGAACAGATCCTCGCCACCGACACCGTCCGGACCGAGGCCGTGGCCGTCCCCGAGTGGGGCGGGACGTTCCACGTCCGCGGGATGAGCGTCGTCGAGATGGCGCGGTTCCACCGCGCGATGGACGCCGAGGACGCGGCCGCGCAGTCCCCCGCCCGCGTGGGCGTCCGCCTGCTGATCGCCTGCGTGTGCGACGACCAGGGGCGGCCCGTGTTCCGGCCCGAGGACGCCGAGGCGCTGGAGCGGCAGGGCGGGGCCCTGATCGACCGGCTGTGCGTCGTCGCCAACCGGGTCAACGGCATCGGGCCCGAGGCGCGCGAGGCCGCCGAAAAAAAGTAGCCGACCCGGCGTTCCGGTTCTGGATGCTCCTGGCGTGGCAGTGCGGCGAGCCCCACGCCGACCTCCTGCTGGAGCGGCTGACCCCGGAACAGTTCGCCGACGTCGAGGCGTTCGCCGACGTCGAGCCGCTGCCGTGCCGCCGGGCCGACGTCCGGGCCGCGATGATCGCCCTCGTCACCGCCCGGGCCGGCGGCGCGAAGGGGGTCAAGCTGGCCGACTTCCTCCCCGACTACGACGCCGCCCGCCGCCGCCGGGAGGAACAGGACCCGGCCGAGATGGACCGGCAGATGATGAAGGTGGCCGCGATGTTCAAGGGCTGACGCATGGCGACGGACATCTCAAAACTGGCCGTGCTGCTGACCGCGAACGCGGCCGGGTTCTCGGCCGGGCTCCGGACGGCCGCCCGCGGGGTCGACGGGTTCGCCGCCCACGTCGAGGGGACCGCGTCCCGGATCGGCGGGTTCCTCGCGTCGGCCGCCGCGCTCGGGGGCGGGATCGCCGCCGGGGCGTCCATCGGGCGGGGCGTCGTCGACTTCGAGCAGGCGATGGCCGACATGCGGGCGGCCGCCAACCCGACCGCCGACCAGGTCGTCGCGCTCGAACGGAGCATCCTCGACCTGAGCCGGGCGGCCGGGGTCGGCCCGTCCGACGTCGCGACCGCGTTCACCGAGCTGCTCAAGGCCGGCATGTCGGCCGAGCGGGTGATGGGCGGGGCCGGGGCGGCGGCCGTCCGGTTCGCCCGGGTCGGCCAGATCGACGTCGCCCAGGCCGCGACGGTGATGAACGACGCGCTCAACGTGTTCGCCCGCGAGGGGCTGACCGCGACCCGGGTCGTCGACACGCTGTCCAAGGCGGCCGACGCGAGCAGCATCAGCATCCACCAGATCACCGAGGCGTTCGCCATGTCGTCGGCCGTGTTCGGGACGGCCGGGCTGACGCTCCAGGACCTGACGACCGCGATCGGCATCCTCGGCAACGCCGGGGTCAAGGGGTCGGACGCCGGCACGTCGCTCAAGACGATGCTCCTGCGGCTGTCCGCCCCGTCGGCCGAGGGGGCGACGGCGATGCGCCGGCTCGGGCTGAGCGTCCGGGACGCGGCCGGGCACATGCGGCCGATGCGGGACATCGTCGGGCAGCTCCAGGCGCGGCTGGCCGCGCTCGACCCGGTCGCCCGGGACGCCGCCCTGAAGACGATCTTCGGGGACGACGCGATCCGGGCCGCGTCGATCCTGTCGACCCAGGGGGTGGCCGGGTGGGACGCCTTCACCGGCAAGCTGCGGGAGTCGCTGAGCGTCGCCCAGAAGTACGGGCAGCAGCAGGCGACGTTCCGCGGGGGCTTCGCCGCGACCGGGGCGGCGCTCGAACGGTTCGGGATCGCGCTCGGCGGGCTCGTCAACCAGCCGCTCGCCCGGATGCTCGACGTGTCCGGCCGGGTGGTCGAGGCCGTGACCCGGTGGACGCGGGAGAACGGCGAGCAGATCAAGACCGTGCTCAAGTGGACGGCCGCCATCGGCGGGGCGATCTTCGTCGTCAACCGGTTCGTCAAGATCGGCACGTCCATCGTGATGATGTACAAGGCGATCACCAAGTCCCAGATCGCCACGCTCGCGTTCTCCGGCCCGAAGGGGTGGGCCGCCATCGCGGCCGGGGCCGGGATCACGGCCGCGTCCGTGTACGGGTTGAACCAGCTGTTCGAGCGGCTCGGGAACGAGATGGACCGGGCCGTCGTCCAGGCCGACCAGGTGGCCGACGCCCACCGGACCGCGGCCGACGCGACGAAGGACGTCGGGGCCGCCGCCGCCGCCGCGGCCGGCCAGCAGGCGGGGCTCTCGACGGCGATCGGGGACGTGATCCGCAAGCTGGAGGAACAGGTCGTCACGTTCGGGCTATCCCAGCGGGAGGCCGACCTGTGGACGCTCGCCCAGGAGGGCGCGACGGACGACCAGATCGGGCACGCCCGGGCGCTGGTCGACATGCTCGACGCGATGGAGGCGAAGCAGCGGGCGACCGAGCGGGCCGACCGGGACCGGAAGAAGGACGCGCCGCGGGCGCCGAAGACCTTCGGCGCCGAGAAGCTGACCGCCCTGGAGCGGCGGTTCACGGCCGGGTTCACGGCCGAGGCGATGGGCCCGTTCGACAAGCTGCTGAAAGAGGAACAGCGGTCGGCCAAGGCGAACGAGCGGACGGCCCGGAACACCGACCGCATCGCCCGGGACCGCACCCGTGACGAGGTGGTGAGGATCGCGTGACCCGGAGGTAAGCCCGTGCCCGTCGAAGCCGTCCCCCTGGAGCCGCCGCCCGCGTCCGTCGACTGGGTCCGCCTGCGCCGCACCCGCCAGTTCGGGGACGACGACGGCCCGGGGAGCACGGCCGAGCGGACCTACCTCGTCAAGTGCGCCACGAAGGACGACGGCCCCGAGGCGGCGGTCGCCGCGTGCCCCGAGCCGGGGGATTCGTTCTCGGACGACCGCCCGGGGCTGGTGGTCACCGAACGGGTGGCCGAGGAACTGGACCGCAGCGGGACGCTGTTCGAGGTCCGCGTCAGCTACGCCACGCGGAGCACGGACGACGACGAGGAGGAGGCCGACCAAGACAAAGATCCGACCGAACGGGCGACCGTGGTCCGGCTGTCGTTCGACAGTTTCGAGGAGACCGTCTATCAGGCCAAGGCCCCGCCGACCGCCGAAGATGCCGACGGGAACAGCGTCAGCATCCTCACCTCGTGGCAGTTCGCGAACGCGGTGTGCAACAGCGTGGGGAAGCCGTTCGACCCGTCCATCACGGACACGTTCCGCGACCCCGTCATCACGATCACGCAGAACTATGACGCGATCCCGTGGGAGACGGTGGTCGAGTACATCAACACTGTTAATTCGGACACGTTCAGCATCATATACCGCGGGAACACGTACACGATGCAGCCCGGGCAGGCGTGGCTGTACGACGTCACGACCGAGAGCCGCTACGAGAACGGCGTCGCGTATGAGGAAGTGACCTGGGTCATCAAGGTCCGGAAAGACGGGTGGCTACGGAAGGTGCTTGACCAATCGCTTGAGCAGGCGAGCGGCGTAGAGAGCGACCCGGACGTTCGCAAGCCAAAGCCGATCCTCGATTCCAACGGCGACCCGATCCAGCAGCCCGCGATGCTGAACGGGAAGGGGTGGCCGCTGACCGGGTCGCAGAAGCCGGTGTTCCTCAAGTTCCGACTGAAGGAAACCAAGGCGTTCGCCAACCTGCCGATCTGAGGATGAGACCGTGGCCGACACCGATCCCGTGAAGTTCGACCGCCGGTCCGCCGCCCGCATCGCCGACGCGGTGCGCGGGTACGAGCGGACGGAAACGGGCCTGACCGGCGAGACGGCCCGGCGGGGACGCCCCCAGGTCGAGACGGTGTTCGCCCGGCTGACCGGGGACGACGGGGGGTCGCCGCCCGCCGCCTACGACTGGGAGCAGGTGGAGATCGACGCGGACGGGGAGTGGGCGCCCGTCGCGGAGGGACGGACCGGCACCGTCGAGGAGCGCCCCGCCTACCCGCTCGCCGGCCGGGCGTACGAGGCCGACGCCGCGACGGGTGACGTGGTCCTGATCCGCCGCGCCCCGGTCCGCCAGGACGACGACACGTACCTCCCCGGGTGGGTCATCGTCACCGCGGGGGAGCGGCCGGGGACGATGTTCCGCGTGAACCTCGTCCAGACGGGCGGGAGCAACGGGACCAAGACGACGGCCGCCTCGTGGACGTACACCGCGACCGACCTCGGCGGGGCGACGCTCGGGACGGGGCTCGCGCCCGAGCGGACCCGGGAGAACGGGACCCGGGCGGCCGCGACGAAGGGCGAGGGGTACTACAACACGGCGGGGACGTTCGTCTTGGCCGAGGCGTGGGAACTGCGGGGGACGGGGGCCTGTACCTGATGGCCAGCGGCGACGTGATGTTGGACGCGAGCGGCAACGTCATCCTCGACGCCCTGGGGAACGTGTTGCTCGACGACGGGGCCGGGAACGGCTGCTGCTGCGCCCCGCCCCCGCCCTGCGCGGCCGACTGCCCGGACGGCGGGCCGGCCGCGTACACGGTCACGCTCACCGGCGTGAGCGTCATGTCCGGCTGTTTCGCCTGCACGGGCGGGGCCACCGGATACCTCTACTGCGACGCGACGATCAACGGGACGTTCACGCTCGACACGTACGAGGACACGCAGTCGTTCTGCGGGTGGTCGACGACGTTCCCGCTGGACGTCCGCCGGCACTTCTCGCCGGCGACCGACTGCTCGGGGACGCCGAGCCTCGCGTACACGTTCGGGCGGGTCGTGCTCGAACGGCTCCGCGGGTCGAGCGACAACTTTAACTTGCGGGTCGAGGTGTCGATCGGGTGGCTTTTCTTCCGCGATACCCAGGCGTCCGTGAACTGCCGGAGCGGGCTGCCGACGTTCACGAACGACCAGGTCGGCGCGCCCGCCTGTTCGGGCGGGCTGAACGGCCCCCGGCTGGGGTCGGGCGGGACCGCGACCGTCTCGCCCGCGTGACGCCGCCCCCCGCGATGACCGACGCGCTGCACGCCAACATCCGCACCTGCCACGCCTGCCTTCGGGAGCACCGCCGGCGGTGCGCGGGGCCGTGCGCGTGCCCGGCCGACCCCGCCGGCCGCGACGTCGCCGACCGGGCGGCGGCCGGGGACTGCCCGCTCGGCCGGTTCCGGCCCGCCGGG